ACATTCATTTGTAAACATATATTTTTCAAACTCAGTAAATATATGATTTAATTGATTATTATTTTTTTGATTATATTTTTGATTATGATTATATTTTTGATTATGATTATATTTTTGATTATGGTTATATTTTTGATTATGATTATTATTGAAACGCATTTTAATTATGTAGTAGATGATTCTTGTTAATGTAGGTGGTTATTATAATATAACTATTTGTTTTTATTAGGATTTATAATATAATATATAATAAATCCTAATAAAAAGAATATTTTTTAAACTAAAAAATAAAGGGAAAAAACTATTAAAAAAGGAAAATAATAAATTAATTAGAACTACTAATGCCTTCATTAAAATAAGTTTTTTCTAATAATTCTTTCTCTTCTTCGATTACTAATAATTGATCCTGTTGTTTCTCTACATAACATGTATATGTTTCGAGTTCATCAATTACATCGTGCGATAGTTCAGATAAATTAATAAATGTTCCATTTTTATTTTCATTCTTTTTAATATTTTTAAATTTATTCAATATTTTCAATATTTCAATTTGATGATATTTTGACATTTTTTCTATACGTTCTTTTAATATATTATGTGTATTCAAACTTGTCATTTTATTCAATAAAAATAAAAATAAAAATAAAAAATAACCGAATACTAATTGATAATATATTAAATATAATTATATATTTAACCGATTTATAATTATATTTAATATATTATTAGGTAGCATTTATTTTTATTTATAATATTATGATATTATGATAATAATTCTAAGACTTTATAATAAGTTTAGGTTTGATTGTGGTTTTAGGACGTGTTAATTTAGGTTTAATAGGTCTAGGATTTAATAGTTCAGCAATAATAGAAATATATTTATCGTTTAATTCAAATCTTTGACCAATAACTCTTACATTAATTACGTCATCTTCTTTAACTTCTGAAAAATAGGTTGACATATAATGATGATCCCGCGCGAGAAATATAATAACTGGACTAGGCGATTCATTTGTTTCCGCACGAATACCTGCCTTAGTAATATTCTTCGCAACACAATTAATGTGCATACCTTCAACTGGCGAACATATCATACATTCAAATACTACCTCAAATTCAACATTATCTGCTTTCAATATACCACTAGAATAAGTGATGATTTTTATAGAACCAGGTTTAACAAATCCTTCTACAATACATTTTCCTTCAACTTTTGAAGAAACCTCTTTTTCAATTGTTTCTTGTAATCTATTGCCAACATAAATAATATTAATACTTATTTTACGTGTAATAAGTGAAGATGTATAAATTCCAATTTCTTTTTTAGAAAACGGAGAGGGTTTAAATTGTGTTTGTTGCTGTTGTGGAGGAGTAGTTAATAATGATGTCGTCATTGTTTCATTAGACATTTTTATTATATATTGTTATATATTGTTATATATTATTATTGTATATTATTATATTTATATTTATAATAATAATATACAATCAATTTTTATTTTTATTTTTATTTAATGTTTGTTTAATGTTTATTTTTTGTGATAAATCTTAATATGATAATTTTTCAATATCAATTAAATTTGATTCTGCTGGTGTTAAAAACCATCGTTTTTTATTCTTTTTTATTGAGTCAAAATATCGTAACATAAATTCTTGTTTACAACATAATTGTTTTTGTAAATTAGTAGTGTTTTCTTTATATGGTGTTTCTTCTTTTCCTGATAAAATAATATTAAGAGTTCTTATCGCATCAGTTTTTGTGGATTGATCACAACGTATCCCTTTTGATCTTTTATTTTTCAGATCTTTTAATTTAAATACAAAAATATTATCCTTCTTGTTATTATTCATAAAACCAATATATTGATTTAAATTCTTTTTGGCAGGCAATAAATTTATTATAACTTTTTTAATTTCATCATTCAAATCAACTTCATCTTCTTTTTCACCCTTTTTCCATACACCTCCTGTTTCATTATCTTTAACCATAATAACGCGTTTATGATTTTCATCATATAACAATATACCTGTTATATTTTTAGTACGGAGCATTTGATTATCTAAATATTCAAAAACTTTATTTTCAAATTCATTATCCCTATCTAAATCATCCATATAATTAAGTAAAACTACAATTTCTTGAAGAGTTAATTCTTCAATTATATGCGCAACTAAAAATCCTAATAAAAGTGATAAATCCATCTCATCATCATTATGAAATTCATTTATTACTATTCCATAAAAATTATAAATACTTGATTCTTTTACATCTTTTTGTTCTATTTCACTTCTTTCTTCATCTTTTGCTATATTATATTTTTCTTTCATTTGTTTTAAAATAAAAAGTGCTTTATCTTTATTTTCTCCAATATTTTTAGGCACTAACTCTTCTTCATTGAATTTATTAATAGGCATTTCAATGGAGACCTTATCGTGTTTATAATCGATAGGCACTGACCGTTCATATATAGAAATAGAATTATTATTTAATTCGCTTGGTTGAAACATATATAAATCAGAAATATTGATTAAATTTCCTAATCGTCCATATTTATCAGTAATATATTCATAATTATCATCTATTAATTGTGTTAATGCATAATTAATTTTTTCTATTGGATTATATTTTATCGCGTTAATTTCTTTAATTAATTCTTCTTTTCTATAAAAAAATCTTTTTTTAAACAGTTCTTTTATCCTATATACAACCATATCACTTCCAGTAGAAATAAATGACTGACCATAAGAAGATTTATTTACATTCTCATCTGTAATTTTATTTTTCAGCGAAGGATTACATGTATAATCGCATTTTTTCATATAATCACATGTAGATGAATATGGTTTATCACCAATTTGATATTTCAAAATCCCGCCACTTGATAATTCTAAATCTACTGGTTTAATTCCATTTTTTATCATATTTTCAATATTAAAATGTGTTTGTTTATAATTTAAAATACAATCAACTGCTATTTCTTTTAAAATACGACTAATATGTCCTATTTGAATTGCCTTTAATTCTGCTAATCGATATACATATAAATCTGCTGCTTCTTCTTCACTGTTTTTTAATAAAGACCCATATAAATAAATTTCTACATTTCTTTGAAGGAAAGGCAACATTTTATGACTACAATTGCGCACTGCTCGACCAATAATTTGTTCAATGCGATTCATATTATACCATGGGTCTAAAATGTGTACTTGTCTGATAAATTTTAAATCAACACCTTCTGAACCCGCTTGTGAAATTAATACTACTTTTACTTTACTTCCATCGGAATTATTATCATTCGTTAATTCTTTAATATCACCATTGGTATCTGGCGAAAATCCTTTATCACCAGTAATCATTACATAAGTTGCGGAATTAAATGGTTTTACTTTATCAGCAGCAGCAGATTCAGCAGCAGCAGATTTTGTTGCTTGGTCCTTTACACGTTTATTATAATCACTTTTAGATTCAAATGTAATTGCGTCGATTTGTTCAGTTGGCGGTGTTTCAAATAAATTTCTTCCTCCTCTGGCACGTGTAAATCCCATTTCTTCTAATGCCAACGCAATCGGCAATACTCCTCCGTCAATGTATTGTGAATATACCAAAATAACCCCTTTTGAATTTATAATTCTTTCGCATATATTTGATATTTTTCCACTATATTTTTTTATTTCATCTCTTGCGAATATTCTTCCATATTTTTTTTCATCTTTATAACTAAACTTATGACGAATAAGCGCATTATCTAATGTTTCATAATTCATAATTCTAGACAACCCACCCTTTCCTACAAGTTCTTTTGTATCAATCATTATATCTATATCATCGCCTTTACTATCACCCTTATTGTCAGGTCTTATGGCATTCAATCGTTCATCTGGATAGACAATATTTAATGCTTCTAATGGTTTTTGCAATAAGGTATAACCAAAAGATTCCATTGTTTCAAATGAAATTTTTTTATTATTCCTCTCGGCATCTTTTCTCATTTTATTTATTATATATTTATAACCTATGCTTTGAACATCACCAACATTAGTAAGAAAGAGAGAAATTAATTCTATCCCTTGAATAACTGGTTTACCGTTTAATTGATTACGAGGATATACATGTTGTTCAAATGTATTTTTCTTAGAAAATTCATGCGGCCATATACGATATGGGAATGTATATGGATTTTCTCCTCTAACAAATGAAATGTATCCTGTTGCTTTTCTCTCTAATAATTCTTTACCTACTTCTTCGCCTTTCTTATTTATTTTAAATGTTCCATCATTATTGAATACATCTTTTACGGTTATTGTAGGGCGTCTATCATTTAAATTCATAATATTTACTAACCATATTATCTCTTTATAACTATTATACAATGGTGTTGCTGATAATAATAAAAGACGCAAATTATCAACATTGTTAACTAATTTGAATAATTCCTGGGCAACACGTTTATTTTGGTTATCATCAGTGATACGTATATTATGCACTTCATCAATAATGACCAATCTATTATTAAATTGTCTTTTTAATTTACGTTTAATAAGATTATTTTTTTGTTTAGTAGTAAGGTCTTTATCTGCGCCTTCAATGGAGGAAGAATTGCTAATATAATTTGCGAATTCAACATATCCAAAAAATGTATAATATTTATTTATGATTTGTTCAACCTGATAAATTACATTTTCTTTTGATAAACCCTTTAAATTAAATGGATTAATTTCTTTTAAAAATTTGTTTCCAGTACATGTCCGAATATTCCATAAACCATCTACTAATTTTAATTTTCTTTCATCAAATAATTGCAATCGGAAATTATTTTGAACATTTGGTGAAGCAACAACAATTATTTTATTAACTATACCTAATTGTTTTAAATAATCACGCATTTCCTCAGCAACACTAATGGCAGAACATGTTTTTCCACTACCTAACCCGTGATAAAGCAATAAACTGTTATAAGGTGTTTGAAATGATAAAAAATTTCTTACAAAAAGTTGATGAGGTGCAAGTTCAAATTCGGCATTACATAAAATATCTGAATATTCTTTTACATCATGAATTTCTCCATCATACTGAGTATCATTAAACTCCTTTTTTTCTGCGATTTTTATATTAAATTTTGGATCATTTAAATTAGGATATAAAAAGTTATTTTCATTTTCTGAATGATTTAATAATGATTTATATTCCATTTTCTCTCTTTCTAAATTTGTTATTTTAATTTTTTCATCACTATTATTTTCTGGTTCTTCTTCAATAACTAATTGCACTGGTTCTACAATGGGCACTGGTTCTACAATGGGCACTGGTTCTACAATGGGCACTGGTTCT